TGTAAAATTCCTATCAACTGAATTATTTGATGAATTTTTAAAGTGTACATTAAATCCCGTTCCAGTGACATTAGTAACCTCGAAGAAATCTCCTGATGCCATATTATAAGCTGTAATACCAACAGAAGGCAAACTACTATTCGCACCACCAAGGCTAGAAGTTCCTGTAAAGAAAGGATGTTGGAACGTAACTGCCTTTGCTCCTGCTCCACTTGCGATGGTTGCAGCACTTTGTTCAGTTCTTCGTTGCATAGAAGCTGTATAACCTAACTGGAATACTCGAATATCCTGTGCTGGATCATTACTTGTTAAATTTACTTTGAATTGAAAACCTCTTCCTTTATAAGTTCCATTAGCAAAGGTCTGAAATCCAGTGTAAGTAGGAGATCCAGTATTAGGATTATCTTGAGTAACTCGGACTAACATTTCTGCGTTTACTTCTGTTGCAGTTAATCCTTCAAAATCGCTTCTTGCATCGAAATCTGGAATCGAATCAATAAGATCACTTGGATAAAATGCTTCTGTTAAAAAGTGACGTTTGAGATCAAGACTGAATACATCTCCTAAATCCAAAGTTGTACCTCCAGCCGTTCCACCAAACTCATAAGTACCTAATGGAGAAATGCCTCCAACGTCATCCAATGAACCTTCAGCGTCAAAATCAGTAATACTATCAAATTGCCCTACACCAGTTAGATTTAAAGAATTTGTTGTAGCGTCAAAAGCAACATTGGTTTTTGTTCCTTGAAATTTAGGTACATCTTGATCTTCTCTTCTTGTCTGAATTAATTTTGCATCTAAATTATCTGGTAAATCTAAAATTACACTTGCTTCACCAGCACTGAATCTACCTCCGTCATCTTGAAATTTTAAAATATACTCTCCTTCTAAATATGGAACTTCTGCCTGTGTTGTATTACCAGCTAATGCTTCGATCAAGTCAGTAGCATTAGAAAAAGAACCCGTTCCATCAACTTTTGAAGAATGTCTTACATAAACACGACCACCATGAGTAACATCTAAATCTGTTGCTAAATTCCAACGTAATCTTACTAATTTTTCATTTATAGGTTCAGCAGTAAGACCTGAAACATCAGTAGGAACAGCAGTTTTACCGATAGTTGTAAAAGTTTCACTAACATCTGTAGCACTAGGTTCTAATGCAGCATTTAAACTACGAACAGATACTTCATAAGCTCCTACCTGTGAATTGATAATTTCAAAATCAGGACTACTGGTTGTAGTAGAAACAATATTATTATCTTTAAACCTATAGTTGACTAAATAATTTGAAACACCAGTTACAGGCTGCCATCTAACAATTAGTTTAGATACGGGTTGATTATTGATAAGAACTATAGTTTCATTGGCTGATAGACCACTGGGAGGTGGTTTAAGAAGATTTAAAGTTGTTATCTGCTGAGTTGGAATTGGTTGATTATCTTCAATAAACGCATACTTCTCATTCACATAAGCTAAAGCTGTTATTCCGTAATTGATACCATCCACCTCTTCAACAGACATCACCCTGAAAGATTGAGCAGAAACACTATCATTTTCAAGTAACCAAACACTATTGGAATTTGGTATTTGAGTTAAGGCACTAGCTAAAGTAATTACTTTTCCTGATATTCCAGTTACATTTTTAGTTTCAACTGTTCCATTCGGCATTATCACACTTAATTTAGGATTATTTTCAGCAGATAAATCGGTTGCATCAGAATCATCTACAGTTATTTGAGTTGTTGTAGCACTGTTTATTCTTCCTCCTCTTCTTACACCTGATCTTGCTGGATCGGCAATGCTAATAATCGTTCCAGGTCTAACCACTATTCCTGATTCTATTGAAGCGGAAAATGTAACAACTTCTGTTTCTCTTTGTTCTGTGAATAATATTGCTTTTGCAAATCTTCTGGCTTGACCCCTACTTGTGCAACCTAATGCTTTTACTCTTTTAACGTGCAATCCATATTTATTTCTATAAGCCGCTTCCGCTTCTACTTCTTCATAATCTAAATCCCTTGTTTCCATATTGAAATAGGAAACTGCAACTACTGTACTTCTAGTTTTTAAACTACTTCCTGTATAACTGAAACCTTCTGGCCCGACATTAGCCATAGTAAATAAATAACTTGGATCTTTCGGGCTATCTTGTGTAAGAAGTAATGCACCCTCAGACCAAATAGGCATACATCTCATTATTCCTGAAAGAGTATTTATCACATCAAATGCTTCAACACTTGTTTGAATATTTATGTTGCAAGCAAATCTAGCTTCCTGTCCACCAAATCCATCATCAACAAGTTCATTTGAGAATTTACTTGCAGTCACAAACGAAAATAAATCTAAATTACTATCAATAATATGATTACCTAATCCATATCTAGTATTAGTAAGTAAGTCGAGAAGTATTAAAGCAGGGCACGTTGTCCATTGGGCAGCACCCATTACACCATTAAAAATATAACCAGCAGGATAAACAACTCTTCCAGTTTGTAAATCTACAGTTGGAGTTCCAGATGAATTAGCTCCTGCACCTGGAATCCTTACTTTTACTCCTCTAACTTTAAATTTTCGAGCAGGAATCCTAGTAAAAAATTCTGAATCTAAACGTAATCTTGTGTATGCACAATCAGGATATGTACTTGAATCATCTTCTAATTCTGAAAAAGATTGCCATATTAGATCTCTTGCTATTCTATCTGTACTATTTTCAGATGTTTTTACGACACGAACATCAACAGGATGAGCACCAGTAAGAGCAATTCTATATTCTCTGTTATAAGCATCTGCTGTTCTTCCTCTTATAGTATCTGAAAGAACTGTAGTAAAACCTCCTCCATTATATTGAAGTTGAATATTAAAACTAACTTGAGAACCATTAATATCCCCATCATCCTCCAAAACTTGCAGGGTGGGTACAGTAACAGTAACTTTTACAGCATCTAAATCACTGTTATTAGTAAGCTGTCTAGTTACAGGACTACCATTTGGAACTTCTAAACCAACATTAAAAACAGAAGAACTTCCCGAAACTTTTGACATTTTAGTTTGAGAGCTCGTTCCAAAACGAACATCGAAATCTACATTTTGATGATTAAACTCAACATTTTGTGGGTTAGTTGAATCGGCAGTAGCAGTTAAAATAGGGGTATCATCTAAAAAAATATCTTTCTTCGCAGCATTAAAATATGCAGTAGTTCCTTTAGTTCTACCTTCTTTCGATGGACTTGAAAAACCTTCGATCTCACCTTCAGAAATAAGATCAAGTAAAGTAGCAAATTGCTTACTATGTAAGTTGTCTGGAGTAATAGTCGGAGGACTACCTCCACCTCCTTTTCTACCTCCACCACCAGCACCAGCAATATTTGGCCCTAATCCTGCATTATGAACACGAATTGTATTAGCAATAAAAGTATGATGACCTTCAACAGTCAAGTTGTAGACAGTATGCGTTCCAATAGATTCACGTTCAATTATTGGTCTTAAATGACCAAATTCATCAACTAAACAATCATCAGTTCCCAAAGTATCTATACCAACAAACGCATTAAATTGATTTAATACCCAATGATTTGGTGTTGCATCTAATGTTTTACCACCCCATATTGTGTACTTAACAACTGGTTCGTTTTCATGCTCATGTACTTTTAAAACTTTGGCATGATAAATAGTGCCTTTATCATCAAAACTGCAAACAATATCACCAACACTAATTTCTTTTATTAATTTTGAACCACCTGGAATAGATACAGGAGTATCACCAGTAAAACAACCACCACCACCTGATCCTTGTATATACTTGCTGTTAGTCATACTTGTACCGCTTCTGTATCTACATCACCACTTATAACAACTGATCCTGTAAATATTTCACCATAGACAATAGGAATTGGAGTACCAGCCCTTGCTGTGTTTTGCGTTCCAGAGAAATTAAATGATATTTGTGGGTTGTCTTCAAAAGATGCTGTTTGAGTTGGGTATAACATTTCACCAACACCATTTAAAACCATGCTTGCACCAATAGCACTTAATCCTGTACCAATGGCTGTTCCTAAAAGACTACCAGCTACCCCAGTGGCTCCTACAAAAGGTACTGCTGAAGCAGATCCAGCAGCTAAAACTCCACTGAAACTTTGAGTACCAAACAATCCTGCTCCTGGGAAAAAGAACGAAGCACCAATCAATAATCCTCCTAGTAAGACATTCCTAAATCCACCTCCTGCTCCAGATATTACTGGAACGATATGAATATCTTGTTGACCTATTGGATAATCTATTTCATCTTCATTTATCTCATAATTACCAATTCTTACTTGATAATGTTTTGGAGTCATATATTTTTCAACTTCTGGAAAATTATTTACTAAGAAACTAATAGCTTGAGGTAAATTATGCACTTTTACTTCAAATTCTTTATGGCCTATAAAATTAGCCAACTCTCCATATAGCTTTAGTTTACGCAACATAACGATACCGCCCTCCTGTACATTTTAACAACCAAGGTGAGTATGGCTCTCTACAAGATAGTCTATCTGCTAAATGATGTAAAACATCCCCATCTAAAAAAATAGCCACATGATTTAATCCTTGTCCAAAAATACTCATTGCTAAAACATCTCCGTTCATTAGCTTCTCATCTGGATCTAATAATCTAAAACCTCTACTTGGTAAATATCTTTCAAACACTGGATCTGCTAAAAAATCTTCTACTTTCGCTGGTCTTTGATAATCTAACAATTCGATATTTTTTTCTTCTTTATACCAATCGACAACTAATGACCAACAATCTGTTATACCCCATACCCATTCTCTTCCTAACAATGGAGCTTTATAACCAGTTGGTTCGCAGTAACCCCATTGTTCTGTTTTTGGATTAACAATATGCCAAGGTAAATTAGAATTTTCACAGCTAATCAAATCTGCTTGACTAGGAGTTGGAGGAGTAATTGGATGACTATGAACAATTCCTGTAATCTCACCAACAGAGTCAGCTTTTACATAATCAACTGGATCAAGAATAAAACAATGATATGAAGTCATAGACAAGTTATTACAGGGATAATATCTTTCTTTGCCTTTTACATTTAATAGAAGACCAACAGATTCTTTCGGGTCTTCCACTTTTGCATGACTGAGAGCAGCTTCTTTCCAATCACTCATGGCATAAACGTACCAATAGAAGGGAATATTTCTTTTGTACAAACTCTTAGTGGAATACGAATATTTGCTAAGTCAAAAGATGCTGCTAATTCAAATTGAACTACTGCTCTATTTTCTGCTGATTTTCTATCTATTTTAAAAATCTGTTGAGGATATTCTGCCGTAGGATCTGGTGTTCCGTAAGGATTTGATTGACTTGTAGAGGTTACACTTGTTTCTTGTTGGATCGTGTTTGGGTTATTCATCGTTATTGTATTACCCATTCCATTGCCATGAACTGTGCAGTAATATCTGAGATCATTTGGAGCAGTTGGATATGCTGGCTGATAAGTTACAGTTGCATCTGTTCCAAGCGTTCCAGCATTAGTTGTTGTCTGCTGTCCTCCAGCATCAGATTTAATTCTTAAAGGATGTCCGACATTAGAACTATGAGATTGATTAAAAATATAAGTTGATCCACGCTTCATTGTAAGAACAGGATTAGTAACATCATTAATAGCAAAGTAATTAGAACCACCAACATTTACTACTGTGACAGTATATGTGACAGTCTCTACGTCAGATGGATCAGCAATAGTTGAAGTTGTTGTTGTTGTTGAAGCTACAGGATCAAAATTCGCAGCATCTAAAAACCTAGCTAAAGTAGTTCTTCTTTTTACTATCGCACCAGTAAGATCATTTCCTGGGGTTACTTGGTTTACGTTTAATAAGATTGCTGTAATCACATTAGTAGCGTTACTAATTGTTAACGTAGGTCTAGGTAACTGACCATTCGCATATTTAAAACCATCAGCTTCCATTGGTATTGCAATATAAGTATTTCCATCCCAAATGATGTTTCCATTATTAACTTCATTCGTACCAGCATGAAATCTATATGTAGTGGCAGACCCGTGCAAAGCTGCGTCTGTTGTTAACTCAAATAATTCAATAACTGACCCAGGATTTATTGCTTGGGTTTCAGATACAGGATTTGCCATCAGGGTTCAAATACTTGTGTAAATGTTGCATTTATTCTATTTCTATTAAATTCAAATATTTCTTTAGTGAAACTAGGGCATATCCATTTAAAAGTAGTAGATGAATCTGGAGGTGACCAATCAAATGAAGCTCCATCAACTTTCCTTGCCTCTAAAAATGTTTCAATTTCAGTTGCATCTTCATCATCAACATTAAATGTAAGACTCCATTGTTTTGCTTTTTGATTTATACCAAAAGTAAATCTTTGTTGGTAGCCATCACCAAATCGAACTGTTCGAGTATTGGTAATATCAGTTTTATTTGCAGAAAAAACAGGATTATAGTCAGGAAAAGTAGCCATTATCTTAATAAACCTCCTGGTCTTCTTTGTTTTAATAATTCCGATTGTATCGCTGCTGAGATAGCCCTGCCAAGTTCTTTACTTTGTTGTTCATCACCTTGAACAGACGATCCAGAAGCATCTACATTTACACTGATATTTGTAGTACCTCCCCCACCTAGTTTGTTATTAGGAACAACAGTTCCCGAAGTTCTTGGTACGAATAATTCAGGGCCTTTTTCTCCTACTATTGAAGGTTTACCTACTGGTGGTTTACCTCCATTTGCAAAACCAAGTAAACCAAACAAACCACTTGTTACAGTTTTTCCTCCTACATTTCCGAATAACAAAGCATTGAGTCCCATATCTAAAAATCTATCTGCGACATTATTTAACAAATCACCAAGAGTCGATGTTCCTCTGATAAGACCTTTAATTCCATTTTTTATATCATTTTGAATTGTCGTTGCCATTCTTTCAAAAGCATCAACAGATTCATTTGCAGCATTTTGTAGTTTTCTTTGCTCGAGCGTAAGATCTTTTGCAACTTCAAAGTTTCTTTCATTAGCTTTTACTTGTGCATCAATACTCTCAACAGTTAGTTTTGCACGTTCAAGCCTCTTTTCATCTTCAATAGATAAGTTCTTTGATCCTTCTAACTGCTTTATAGTGTTCTGAGCTATATTTCTTTGATTTTCAAATATGTCCAATCTAGTTTGATTCGCTTTTTCCAAAGCTAATATTTCTTCAGCCAATCCTTTAGAGATAACAAATCGACCTTGTGTTCTTATTTCATTTAAACGTTGCTCCTGATTAAGTTGTTCTCTTGTTTTAAGTTGTTGATTTCTAAGTTCAGCACCAGCTTGTTTTTCAATGATTGTTCCAGCTTTTTTTGCAGCATTAAGTTTGATTTCATCTTTAACCTTAGTTATGTCTTCTCCTATTTCGTCTTGTTTCTTTAATTTTCCTGAAGCAAAAATGCCTCCGAATAAATCATCGCCAAAATTGAGTTGTACGTCTTTTAATGCTTTTTCTAAATTTTTTAAATTAGTATTTAATTCTTTTATAGTTGGATCATTAATAGACTCTAAACCAGCTTGTGCTTTTCCTAAATCTAGTCCACCAGGATCAAAAAATTCTTTAAGGTTATTTATAATTTCAGCAGCAGAGGCTTTAGTTTTTAACGCAAACTTAGAAAAATTATCAGTAAATAATTTTGCTGATTCTCTAAGTTCTCTAAACGCTTCAACACCATCTTCTCCCACAACTTTTGTAAGATCTTTTGTTATTTCTTTTAAAGCAGCTTGTTTCCCTCTAAACTCTTCAATTATTTTAATTTCTTCTTGTCTAGCTGAACTCAAACCTCCTACCTTTTCTATGGCTGCATCTATATCAGCATTTAAAGGATCTAAAGCATTAGCTAATCCTAAAACTTGTTCTTGAAAAGTTGATACAACAGTCGTTCCAATTAATCCTCCAGCAAACCCTCCCATTGGGCCACCTAAAGCAGATCCAATTAATCCACCACCAAAACCTCCTGCTGCTGCCGCTGGCCCTTGTCCAAACAGTAAAGGAAAAGCACCACTAACTGCTGCACTAGAGATTGCAGCACCAAAACCTCCTCCACCTCTTCCTGCTCTTCCTCCAAAACCACCAGTTTGCGCAGCCCTTAAAATTTTTTGTTGCTGTAACTGTTTAGTAGCTCCTTGTAATGATTTTAATTCTAATAAAGCTGCATCAGCAGATGCTTTTGCTAATTTAAATTTACCTTTCGAGTTAGCTAAAGCTGCTCTATTTAACGCTCGACTTGCTTTGTCAACATTTAATCCTTGAGATTTTGCCCTTGCTATTTGATCTCCAATGCTTCTGACCCGAACCATTGAAGCTCTTTTCTTTTCCTGAAGATTTAAAGATTCCTTTTCTAATTTATTATTTTTCTTTTCGGAAGCTGCTCCTCCTCCCTTATTTAGTTGATTTACTTTTCCGCTAACTTTATCTAAAAGTTTTGATAACTCCTGTACCTTCTTTAAACCTTTTACATTAATCTCTATATCTGCTCTAGTTGCCACGACTACACAATAAAAGGTTACTTTATTCTAGCTTATCTCCTACGTTTTGCTTTTTCAAATTCTTTTTCTTGCTCTTCATTAATAACTTCAAAATATGAACTCCATCCGATTAGTTCATCTAAAGTCATATCTCTAATTTCTCTTAAAGTCTTTCCTAATTCTTTTGCAACACCAAATTGCAACATCATTAAATTATCTTTTTTTAATTCAGCAGCTAGTCTTTTGGGTCGATTACTTCCTCTTCTTCTGTAATAACTGCAAGCATTAATTTTTGCAAATCACTGTCTTTAACTTCATTTTTCAATACATCAATTTCTCCTGCATTGAAAAGTCTTCTACCAGTTTCATCTAATGCTTTTGTCATTAATAACTGTAAAGCAAAATTATTATTATCATCTCTAGATAACCTTTGTGCTCTATCACGTTCTGCCATAGTTAATGGAGTTACATACATCTCAAAAATAGAACCATCAGATAATTCAACTTCTTTCTTTTTTGGTTCAAGATTTGCAGCTTTTCTTAAACGATCCAATGCTGATAGATTGCTTGCCATAAAATAAAATCAATATATTGATATTCTAATGCAAAACATGAAAAAACCCCAGATAAACTGAGGTTCGTTAACTTATGCTAATTTAAGCTGTCTTAGATAAGTCGAATGTAGGAGCAGCACTTGGTCTGAAGGCTATCTCTACAACCTGTCCGTCATCTGGGTTTACGTTGAAACTTGCAGAAGTAAGAATAATATCTGCCAAGATTGATCTACTTGCGTTTTGATCTACGTTAGCACCACTCATCTGACGATCAATGTACAATCTTACCTTTGCACCAGCTTGCTGACGTTGTATAACGTCTTCAACCATTCTACTGGATAAAAG